GAGCTTCTGGGCCAGTTGCCCCCGCGTGATGGCATCGAGACCAGTGGTCACGACAGGGGTGATCTCTTTGGGGAGCTTCGGGATGTTCGGTCGACGGAGCACCTCGGCAAGGATGAAGTCCACGATGGGCTTCTGGACGTTAGCCGCCAGACCGGAGTACACACCACCGAGTCCGTCCTCCAGTTGCTGGATGACCTGCCTCACCTCCTCAGCCGTGACCCTCTCAGCCTGACGCTGGAAGGTGATGAGGAAGGAGAGCATGAGGCGCTGCTCGATGGCACCAGCACGGCGCTCTGCCACGCTGAAGTCCACCTGCTTGTCCAGCTTGAAGGCTGCGACATCCTCAGGGTTGCCCTGCTTGACCGCTCCGTTGGGCGCTGTCGCCACCGTGCGGGGAGTGATGGCAGCACCAGGGCGCACGAGGATGAGGCTCTTAGCGGCGATCAGAGCGGCCTCAGTCATGGACCGGGACAGCATCTCCAGGGCCAGCAGGTCCCCGTCGTACTCCTCCACATAGGAGGCCCCGTAGTTCTCACCACTGATGGGCGTGAACCGCATGGGGATGATGGGGAGTCGGTCCTCCTTGTAGACACGGGGGGCTGAGAGCTTCACCCCGTCGATCTCTTGCCAGAACTCGAAGGACCCACTGGGTGTACGGACAGCCCCGGTGTAGAGGGATACGGACTTCTTGGTCGAGGCCCCTCTGATCTCATCCTTGTCCTGTGCGTCGGAGAGGTTGAAGCCCTCAGGCATCAGCTCTGCCGCACGCTGCCTGTCGATCATCTGGTGTGCGACAACGTGGACGAGGTTACCCTCAGGGTCCCGCTTGACCACGAACTTGCGGATGTCCAGGAACTGGATACCGTTGTCGGTCTTCAGGATGCAGCCGTTGCCCGTGATGAGCAGGTGCCGCATAGCCTCCGACATCACAGGACGCCAGCCGCCAGTCTCGAACTCGATCCTCGCGGTCTCCTCGATCAGCCCCAGGTTCTTGTCAATCGAAGCCTGGACCTCCTGCATCGTCTCAGTCTCCGAGCCCGGACTCTGAGAGGCCAGCTCTCGCTTGACGAAGGGATCAACGGCAAGGCGGAAGAACGGAAGCTGGGTCGGGAAGAGGGTGAGGAGGAGCTTCGCAGACAGGTTGTTGACACCTCGTGCTCCGATGCTCTGGTAGTTCTGCGGTAGTTGGTCACGGCCCTGATCCTCCCTGGGAAGCACAGACGGGATGGTAAGTGTCGCACTACGATACGCCCGCTCCAGGAAGTGCGTCCGGTCGTGCTGCGATCCATGCTTATAGAGGGAGTTCAGGGTTTCCATCAGACTCTAAGGGCGGGAATTTGTAGGCGAAACTTTGACAACGTAGAGGCACCCGCTGCCTCTTCGACAGCGGGTGACTTACGGGGCGACTTAGCGACCTTAGGAACACTAGCTACCGGGGCGGCTGCGGGCGCTGGCGTCGGCGGCGGGGGAGCTTCGATCTTCGGTGCTGAACACATCTCTGGAATCCGGGTCGTAGGTTGGGACATCCAACCCGGCATTCTCTGCAATCCAGCGGATCACCTGTTCTCGTCCCTCACGTAGGGCCAGATTCCACATGAATTCGTGGGCCGCTCCGTTCGGATATACATCACCGGGTGGTGTGTAAGGGTAGTGTTGGCGTAGTTGTTTCAATAAACCGCCTATCAGATGTTCCCCCATACTACACCGCCACCTCTTCAAGTAGCCAAGGACGGGGGGCATCGTCAGGGTGCAGGAGGTGGGCCATCGTGGCGTTGGTCATGGCATCCACCTCGTCCAGATCCCTACCCTCGAACTCTCGGACAACGGCGTACCAGAGGTTCTCGACCTCGTGGGCGTACACACTCCCCTCGATCTCCAGCCTCTCGTTCAGCCACTTGGCTGCGGTCTTGTCCCCGAAGCGGGGGCATCCCTTGTACCCGTCGACCGGGTCACCAGCCAGCGTCTGCTTCAGGTGGTGCCAGCGGGCCTGCTCCTTCGTGTTGCAGATCAGCTCCTTGGGGAGCATATCCACGGACAGATGGAGGAACGGGGCGGGCACCGAGAGGAAGTCTTTGTCGACACTCACGATCACACCCTTACCAGCGCAGGCATCCATAGCGAGGAGGTCATCCGCCTCCAGCCTGTCAGACATCTGAGCCCCCAGGTCGAGGACGTACTCCTTGAGGCGGGCGAACGCCAAGGGCTTGCGGTCCTTGCGGTTGCCCTTGTAGTCCTTCCAGATATCCTTGCGCCAGTTACTGGAGCCGGAGATGTACAGCGCGTGGCCGTCCACCGTGGACCCGAAGGATGCGACATCAGCCAGCAGGTCAGTGAGGATCCTGTGGAACTTGTCCTTGGCTTCCTCGAAGCTGGAGAAGAGAACGTGGTGGTCTTCACCAAAGATCTCCTCACGCTCCACCGCCTTAGTGGCCCGGTGGATTAGCACATCTGCGTCAATTAGTAGTTTCATCGTTCAGTTGGATGCCGTACTCGGCGGCGATTTGAGAAGCCAAGGCGTTATCACCAACGCCCTGGTAAAGGTAGAGGAACGCACGGCACGCTCCTTCCAGGTCATCGCCCAGTTTACCGATGGCCTTGTTGCAGTTGTTGCACAGAATCCCTCTAACCCTACCGGAGTGGTGATCGTGATCCACACACGCTGACCTGCTACGGCTAGTGTGGTCCAGCATTGAGAGGCACAACCAACAGCGGCCCTCATACTTGTCCTCCATCTCTTCACGCTCTTCGGGTGACAGACCATAGAGGGTACGGGTCTGGGCTTCAGACTTACAGGTTCGGCAGTAGGACTGTAGACCATCCTGTGCTCTCCTGTCTTTGGCGAAAGCGGTGTAGGCTTTCAGCCCCTTACATTTGTAACAGCGTTTTTTCATCAGTGAGTATCAAGCCAAGAAGCTCCGAACTGCACATCGCAGCGGAGTGGGATACGAACACCCAGTGCAGACTGGGTATCCTCAAAGGCGAGGGTGAACGCACGCGCGTACTCCTCTTCGAGACCAGGGCGCAGAGCAGCCTGGACTTCATCATGTACATGCAAGAGCGGGCGGACATCCTCGCCCCACTTGATGCCCATCTCCTCGCACCGCTCACGCAGCAGCACGAACTGCCACCGCATGACCACAGCCCCGGCGGACTGGAGCAGGGAGTTGAGGGCCGAGTGCTTCGAGCGGGTAGCTACGCGCCTACCGTCGAGGGATGTGACAGCACCAGCCTTGCGGCGGAAGTGCTCAAGCCCACGGAGCAGCGGGTCCATGCCCTGGATCTGCTGGGCCATAGCTGACCGGAGCTGCCGACCCTTACGGTAGTCACCGCCAGCCAGCTTGCCGAGGTGGTCATCACCAGCCCCGTAGAGGAAGGCGTAGGTCAATGTCTTCCCGTCCCATCTCGACACCTTGATGCCGATGGAGTTATAGATGTCGCAGAACATGCGATGGATGTCACCCTCGTCCACGATCTCACCGAACTTACCCTCGTCCCACTTCGCGAGGTAGTGAGCCAGCATCCGTAGCTCCAGACCAGAGGCATCACCACCAGCCATGACGTAGCCCTCGTCGGGCTTGAACAGGCTGCGGATCTCCTTGCCCCACGGCTTACGTACTGAGCAGGGGTTGCCGAGGTTCGGCTTCGAGTGGGAGCAGCGGTGGGTGATGGTCCCGATGTGCATCGTGCGACCGTGGATCCTACCGTCCACCAGCATGTTGAGGTAGCTGCCCCTCCCCTCTTCAAGGATGCCGATGCGGGCCTTCACGATGTAGAGTTCAGCAGCCCACTTGGCCTCAGGGTAGAGGCTACCCAGATCCATGAGGACTTCCTCAACCATAGCGGGCCGGGTCTCCCTCTCGTCCGTGAACTTCTGCGGGACCCACCCGTACTTCTGCTCCAGCCTACGGGCCAGCTCCAACCGTGAGCCGGGGTTGAAGTCTACCAACTTGTGGTCGACCATCTCCCCCTCCTCGTTGCGGCGCATGGTGCGCTTACCAGTGCGTGCGTTGATCTTGTAGAACTGCTTCTTCGGAGGGAACGCCTCGTGCAGCAGGGCCTCAAGCTCCAGCTTCCTGGGGTACAACTGGGCGAGAAGCTCCTCGGCCTCACGCTCATCGAACCGGATGCCGCGCTCCTGCATAGCCTCCAGTTCCTGAGCCCACTCCTGCTCCAGGTCAAGGGTGGTGTACCCCATAGCCTTGAAGTCAGGCATCAGTGGGAGGAGGTGCTCATACACAGCACGGCCCACCACCACATCTTGCTTACCGTAGTCCAGCATCTCCTGGTCGAGGACCATGAAGTCACCGGAGTAGTCGTCCTTCGCTACATCGAGGCGTCGACCCCAGGCTCGGAGGCCGTGGCTTCCGATGTACCTGCGGTCTGGCCCATCAGTGAATCTTGAATAGTCCTGTTCACGGAGGTCCGAGTACGCGAGTCGACTAGCGATGAGAGTGTCAACCACATCCGCAGAGTCTTTGAGTCCCTTGAGCCTTCGCAGATGCGGGAGGTCAAAGCCAAGACCATTGTGTGCAACCAACGTCTCTGCCTCTTCAAGGATCCGCAGCCCGTCCGCAAGCGAACCATCTCGCTCCAGCTCAGGGTCATCGTGGTAGGCTTCGACCCCTCCATCAGGGTCATCGAGATTACTGAGGGTGATAAGATGCACACGGTTGATGTCGGGAAGGGGGTTAGTCTCGATGTCATATACGACGGTCTTGTACACGTTTGATGATCTCCTCTGCTGCGCGTTCGATGGTGCTGTTATTAGTGATGACTGCATCGGCACAGCCCAGGAGCTTGCCGGTGTTGATCTCTGATTGATGCTCGTTGATCTTACCTCTACCCTCGCGGCTGATGGCGATGATGAAGCCACCGCAGTTCCGCTGGACGTAGGCGAGTTCGTTGAAGTACCGGATGTCCGTGAACACCGCCTTCTTTGGGATGCCTGTCTCCTCTACACGGTGGACCCAGAACTCCCGGTCGATACCACGCAAGGTCTCCCCCAGGTTCTGGAGCTTCTCGCGGGTGTAAGCGTAGCCTCGTCTCTTGTAGTAGTCGAGCAGTTTGTAGCTGCCCTTGTACGTGGGGTCGAGGTCCAGCAGCATCTGCTTGACGGCATCCCCGAACGCGATGCGCTCGTACCCGTGGTTGGACACAAGCTCCTGGGCGATGGCATCCTTCCCGGTGCCGGGGTATCCGATGAAACCGATGGCGCTCATGAGAAGTCACTCCCCTCGAACTCGTGGTGAGAGAGCAGGCGTCCGGTCTCTTCGTTGTACTTCAGCTTCCCGGCTGGGCCTGTCCGCCCAGTGTACCTGTTCTTCAGTACCCGAAGCTGGGAGACATGGCGCTCGTCCTCGTCCTCGGTCTGCTGGTCACGCTCCAGTCCGATCACCATGTCGGAGAGCTGGGCCAGTGCAGCAGAGCCACGCAGTTGGGAGAGGGAGACACCGCCCCCGTCCTCATGCCCCTTGCCTTGCGGGCGCTTGAGGTGGGAGACGAGGAACAGCAGGATGCCGCACTCCTCCACGATCTTACGGAGCCGAGTCATCAGCCCGTCGATAGCCTTGCGCTCATCGTCGGTGTCCATCGCGGAGATCACGATACTCACGTGGTCGAGGATGATGACCCTGGTGTCCAGGCCCTTGGCGATGTACCGCAGCAGGGCACACAGTTCGTCGATGTCAGACCAAGCGAAGCCATCGAATACCCATAGCTTGTCGCCCCACTCCTTGTGAGCAGCCTCGACCATCGGGACAGTGTGCTCACCGTGCTCGATGATGAGCGGCTTATTGGCGTGGGCTGTGTAAATCCCACGGGTGGTGCGGTACGGGTCAGCCTCCAG